TGCAATCTTTCCAATACAGGACCTAACATAAGCAGTTTTTCTTCATGACGTTCTGCTACTTCCGTTGCTGTCATCCTCGTATCAGTAGCATTTGCCAACATTAAGAACAAATCAGCATAAAAACTACTATTAATACGCTGCCTTACGTCCTGTATGTCTGCTAATAAATGATTTAAATTAAGATTTACGTTAAATGCTGTTTCTATCTTGCCTTGTTGCCCATCAATAAACGTAACTCCACCAGGTAAACTGTCTACATCTCTATTTTTCATGTAGCTTGGCACTTGCAATGGTGGCTTTGTTTGGTAATCAATGCCTTGTGCCTTGCGTAACTGCTCATGTTGTAGCTGTTTTATGTCTCCTAAAGCTTCCATACCTGGTGAATTACCATAAATATCACCACCTGCTATGCCCCATCTAGGTATTACAGCAGGGAATTCTTTATATCCACTTTCTCTTAGTACATCTTCGCCATCTCCACCCTGCTCAAAGTAACAAGATTTATATGCCATGTTCATATTGTCTTTCTTTTTAAAATCACGTTCCCTATCATCTCTTGGTTCTATCGCATGAATAATTGTAATCCATTGATCTAATGAACCTCTGTCGTACAAGTTCTTAACGGACGTTGAACATTTTTTATATCCAAACTCTCTAACTGTTTCTCCTACGGTTTTTTGAAATTCTCTATACAAAGTATTAACTCTGCCCTGATAATCTGTAGCTATTGCATATTCTCCAATTGTTACAGGGTAATGATGTATTGCTGTCTTTGGATCAGGTAAAACTATAGAACCTGCTGTACCAAATGCTCCTAGTTCTTCATACACGCTATGCAATGTGCGATATGTATTAGATTTCTGAAACACTAATTGCATACGCTCTGTTACGTCATTAAGCCATAACTTAACAGGTGTAAATCTATTTAAATCTGGATCAGCCGTTCCTAGCCTAAACCAAGGTCTTGCAGGGGATGTCGCACCTGCCATCATGCCTGCACCTAATGTTCTTAACGCTCTTGTACCTGTATTATCATAAATACTGTTATGCCTTCTATGACCTTTGTTTCTATCCTGTTCAAAATAACGTCCATTTCTTGGTAACAAATATGTTGTAATCTCTTGCCAATGCGACCACCATGTAGCCCTTTCTGCTCTCAGGTGACCCCACCTAGTTAACAAATCTGCACGTTTTGTTTTCATTATTTAACCACCTAATAAAGTGTTGCCACCTAAGTTTAAATCTTTTGTGTCTACACCTTGTACTCCAGTAAGTAATGTACCAGCAGGCCCTGCCATCGCTGCCTGTTCTTCTTTTTGAGTTAACGCACTAACATCTGCTCTCTTTCTATTGGCTTTATTAAATTCAATATCAGCACGATCTGATGCTTCTTTCGCTCTCTGTCTAGCATCTTCATTTGCTTGTCGTTGCAATGCTAACTGTTTCTTTTGTTGTTTTCTTTGTTGATGCGATGCATATAACTGCGATCCAACAGTAGCTGCTCCTACAATAACGGCTGATACTACCATTGTTTAAATCTCCTTAGAATACATGATTTCTTGTACACCATATTTTAATTTAGGTAATAACTTAGCTAAAGCGGTGTGTTCTTTAGCGTGCCATAACATCAATTTGCAGCCTTCAGACCTTGCGTGATCTTCTGTAACCTTTATCAATTTCAAACCTAATCGTCCACCCCTAAATTCTTTTTTGACAAACAAAACGTCATTCTGGGTGACTCTTAGATCTGCATAATGAAAATGATGCATGATGATATTCATAGAATAACCAATACAAACATCGCCTTGCATTGCTAGATAAATGAACAAAAATCCGTTATTGTCCACCGATTCATACATCGGCCAATTAGGCTTTAGCTTCATTACTTGTTTGTTACGAGCAATCTCTTCGTAATGCTCTTCAAACAATGGTTCTGCTAATACCTTGAATTCATCTAACGTGCAGAGTCTAATTTCTGTTTTAGGTACTCTACTTTCGTTTACAGTAGCTGTACTATCAGCAGTTACGGTCACACTAGTCATAAGGGATATAATGTATATATCTATTATTGGAACTATTTTTAATTAATGCAAGTAAGTCTGGACTATACCGCTCGTGAATGGCAAAGACAATGTCATATAAACAAAAAAAGGTTTAGTGTTTACGCTCTGCATAGACGTTCTGGTAAAACTGAACTCGCCATTATGGAGCTAATAGACAAAGCCATGAAGACAGATAAGGAACTAGCTATGTTTGTCTACGTTGCTCCTTTCTTACGTCAGGCTAAAGCCATCGCATGGGCTAGGTTAAAGCAGAAAATAGAGCCATTAAGACAAAGATCAGCTATAGAAATAAATGAAGGGGAATTATCTATAAAGTTCAAACATAATGGGGCAATAATCAGATTGTTTGGAGGTGATAACCCAGATGCGATGCGTGGTCTACGTCTAGATGGCATAGTTATGGACGAGGTCGCACAGTTAAAAAACGAATTGTGGACTGACATAGTACAACCTGCACTCTCTGACCGTCTTGGGTGGTCGATATTTATCGGTACTCCATCAGGAATTAATCTATTCTCTGAGTTGTATTACAAAGCAATAGATGAAGAGGATTGGACGGCAGCCAGATATACCGTTTATGACACAGATTCGCTACATCCTAATGAGGTGACTCGTCTTAAACGAGACATGAGTGAGACTTCCTTTGCTCGTGAGTATTTATGTGACTTTTCAGCACAGGGTGATGATCAACTTATAGCCCTAGCAGATACCGAAGATGCTGCTAAAAGGACATACCAGGCAGATCATGTAAAGTTGTCACCTGTAGTTCTAGGCATTGACCCTGCAAGATTTGGTGATGACCGTTCTGTTGTATTCCGTAGGCAGGGAAGACAAGCTTTTAAGCCTGTGGTCTACCGAGGGATAGACAATATGGAACTAGCAACAAGGGTTGCTAACCTGATAGAGGAACATGATCCTGATGCTGTATTTTGTGACGCAGGGGCAGGGAGTGGAGTCATCGACAGACTAAGACAATTATCGTATGACGTTATAGAGATTCCATTTGGTGGTAAGGCCACTAAACCTGATCAGTACATAAACCGTAGATCCGAGATGTGGTGGTTAATGAAACAATGGATAGAAGAAGGAGGAGCAATACCTAACGACATAGCCCTTAAACAAGAGTTAGCTACTCCCATTTATTGGTACGACAATGTGGGCAGAAGAGTGCTTGAGTCTAAGGATCAGATTAAGAAAAGATTGCAGGGTGCAGGCTCTCCAGATTTAGCTGATGCATTAGCCCTCACATTTGCTCTCCCAGTAGCCAAGAAACAACCAGAGGATATATACATCAAAAGACGTAAACAAGCCACACAAAAGACCGACTATGACCCTTACAAAGTCCTCTAATTTTAGACGCATAGCCGAAGGGCTAGACGTTGAACCATTGCTCCAATTGTTGGATGCCAAGCCTGAGTTATGGAAGGAGATTAAAACAAGACAAAAGTTCTTAGGTAGTCCACACAAAGACACCGAGAGTATTTATGTGCGAGGTCCTCTCAAGATGTCGCAATATTACGTTCTTTGGGATACTGGCAGCTATGACTATCCATGTATGGAGTACTTGAAACCTGCCCTAGTTCCATTGATGCGACCAATACTGGAGCAGCTACAAGTTAAGGAGATGGGAAGGGTATTAATAGTTAACTTGAAGCCTAGCGGTCACGTTACAAAACACAATGATCAAGGAACATATGCGGACTATTATTCAAGGTTTCATATTGTCCTTAAATCAAATCAATTTTGTAGTCAAACGTGCGGTGATCAGGAGCAGAAGTTTAAGGTTGGCGATGTTTGGTGGTTTAACCATAAAGAACCCCATACAGCCGATAACATAGGCGATACAGACAGAATTCACATTATCTTTGATTGCGTTCCTACTGTGGAACTCCAGTAACTACATTCACATTAATATCACCTTTAGTTTCAATTCCTATTAACTTCTCTGAGTATTCCTGTGGATACCATTTAGCCAATAACCGAAGTCTTAAATCTGCCCTTGATCTCATCCAGTTAACGTGGGCATTATCCATTCTTGCATTCTCTCCCTCACCGATCATAGGAGGAGGAGTATCAACAAGTGCTAAAGCTTCTTCTGCAATTGCTCTAGCTCCTAAGAATCTGCTCGTATGTACGAAGCGTGACATGAACTCTTTATCCTTATCTAACCACCGATACAAAGTTCTATAAGAAGGCATTCCCTTTTGCCTACAAAATGATCGCAAAGTACCACCGTTAGCGACATATTCTAAAACCTTTTCAACTATTACAGGATCAGGTTTTTTAATTGGCCTACCTAACTTTGATTGTTTTGAATCTGTCAGGATAATCTGCTCTCCGCTCATAACGACATATCTTGGCTATGGTATGTTTATTCAAATTAAAAATTTTAGATAAAGTAGAATATCCTATACCGTCCTCCTCGTGTAAATCACGCAAGGCATCAACAACAACATCACTAATTCTAGGATTGTGGTTATGGTGGTAAGAATTAATTCTATAACCTTTGCTATTAACCCCAATTACTAAGGTTTTAACTGGAGTTGAAGCAGTCATAAAAAAATGAATAAAATTAAATAAAATATAAGAAATTTTTAGGTAAATTGCAATATTTAAAATATATTACTTGACACTTGTAGTACTTAATGCTACATATATATATAGGTTAAGCAATTAACCCATTGTCACTAACTAATTCAATTAACTACACAATGACATTCACAGCAAAAAAACCATCAGTTAAGGTCGAAGACCAAATTTTAGCTGATTTCATGGAATTATTAGATTCAGATAAGCTTGATGCTTGTTGGTCTAAGCCTTGGACAAATACAGAGTCTAAGGGTCAGCATAATTTCCTTACTGGCAATTCCTATACTGGTGCAAATCCAATCATCCTACAAATGTATATGACTTTAAGAGGTCAAACATTACCTATGTGGTGCGGATTTGGTCAGGCAAAAAAAGAGCTAAATTGTATTCCCAA